CAAGCCCTTGACATATTTGTCTATCAAGAACTCAGAATCAGGCACATTCGCGAGCATATACTTATACAAAGCAACCTCGCACACGTCCATGATTTCAGGTGCCATATGGGCTTCAAATGCAGAGTGATCCGTTTCGTACACCACACTGCCTGGTTGTTGCACATTCATGATGTACCCCGCTCTTTCGGCGACCGGCACATGCTTGATGAATACCTTGTGGCCTCGTACTTCGAGAGAATACACGACTTGTTCCATTGCATGGGCGCTGGGACCTACCAGAGCTCTATATTTAAGGCTTCTGGCGTTGATCATACGAGGATTCTTGTACTCCTCTTGGAATTCAGCTTTGTCGTGTCCGGCAACGTCATACAAACGATCCAAGTTACCGCTCTCGATTTGATCCCGGGCAAGTTGATAGTCAGCCCTCTGTTTCATATTGTAACCACTCTGTTTTAGGTGCTCTTTAAAATGTTGCCACAAAAGATTTGGGTCCCACGGCACCAGTGGCACAAAATATTTACGCAAAAGCATTCGGACAAAACCCCTAAAAGGGTGCAACACATTGACCGAAATTGGGGGAACGGCACGTAGATACCTATGCATAGCTCCCCTTATGTTGCTTGGGACATGGCCAATATCCGGGAAAGGTAAGCACGCCCCTTTGACATTACATCCAAGGGATACAACCTGCAGTTTGTCAGGTATATATTGTCTCCTGGCTGGTTTGAGTGCTATGGCAGTAGTCCACGTAGGCAAGCCCACTGTAGGGCGTAGCACAACGTCTGCTGACCTAGTAGTCCATCCTACTACGGTGATGTTCGGGGCCAGGGGCACGTTTCGTTCCGTGGCCCTATATCCCATGCACCCTAGGAGACCGCGTCTTACAAGTTTCCCTGTCTCTCTGCGCTAATGTCGTCGCAGAGTGAGTGGACAGTGGGTATGAGTTCTCCCAATTCTTGCGGGACATTATGATTGAATGCCCGTATTAGCCATAATCTTCGTTGTTCTGAGTCATAATGTAGGGTTGAATGACAAGCATCAGACAGCAAAGGTAGGCAGATCGGCCCACTGACACACTTGACGCCCCGTTCTCGGCATCGATCCAGTTCTTTTTCACAGAGGTACCACAAAAAGAACAAGATGGGCCAAGTCAGTACAAAGTATTTGACTGAAAGGGTTACAGCAGTTAGTAAATGGAACAGCCATGCTGCTGACTTGAAGAGAAAGTACATGCCCATGATGGCATTGTCATGTTCAGTGGAGAGCTCGAGAGCGTAATACGCCATATCTGAGGCAGCCAAAAGCACTCTCGTGATGCCCATCACAGTGAGAACCGC